AAGTGAGCACATGCCATATAGAAGTAACATACCGTGTAAACATCCTGGCTGTGCGGCACTCATTCCGCACGGTCAGATGTATTGTGAGGAACATAAGCCTTTACATACAAAGGACAGAGCTCATGCGGCAGAGCGTGGTTATGGTGCTAAGTGGCAGCGTGAGAGAAGGAAGTTCTTAGAGAGCAATCCATTCTGTGTGAAGTGTTATGAGGAAGGTCATATAACTATGGCTACCGTCGTGGATCATATCGTTCCGCATCGTGGAGACCAGAAACTCTTCTGGGATAGGTCGAATTGGCAGCCTTTATGTGAGCATCATCATAATGTAAAGACGATGACCGAGGATAGATTTAAGGAATATCGGTTCTGATGGAGCAAGGGTAGGGGGTATTTGAATCTTCGCAGGCCTTAGGCTACAAGACCGGCGCCCCCTTTTCTGTGCAAAATCGCGAAATGGAAGAGGGGGTATCGTAGAATAGCAGTAACTGAAATGGAAACTAAATGAATAAAATGATATAAAATGGTAACTATAATATTGACTTTAATTTGTGTGTGACATATAATAAGCATGAGGTAGAATGACTTTTGTTGATTGGAGGAAGTTAATATGTTTGATGTGAATTCCATGATAGCTGCAAATATTGTAGCAATTCTTAAAAAACAGAATAGAAAACAAATAGATTTGGCAGGGGCATTGCAGACAAATAAACAGACAATAAGTAAGATGCTTAATGGTTCAAGAATGATTAATGCGATAGAACTGAAGCGTATCGCAGAGTTCTTGGGTGTTAAGATGGAAGAACTTACCAAGCTTCAGGGAGATTCTGTTGATACAGATATTGTTCATGCGTTCATGGGAAAAGTTGAATCAGAGGAAGCTAAAGAAGCACTTAATATTGCTGATAAGCTTTCAAACATGATTCTTTTCCATAGTCGAGTTAGAGATAATGGTATGGCTATGATGAAACCTTGGGAGGCATAATGGGAGATACTTTTTTTGAAAACTTGTTTTATAAGCAAGAGAAGCAATTTGAAAAAATAAATGATTTATCAAAGGCTTTTGCTGTAAATTACTGTGGAAATACCATTATTAGAGAATCTATTTTTGGCATAGTTTCAAATTATGCACGTAAGAGGGAACTGGCTCTTGAAGTGCTTCGTTATCCATTTAGGGATGATGAATTATGGGCGTTTACCTTTGTGAAGAAGGGTACGATTTTCTTGTGTGTGAATACAGAACTGCCAATGTGTAAGCAGATTTTTGCAACGGCACATGAGTTATATCATATTCATTGCTATGCAGAGGATATTAATACCAGCACTATTACATCAGGTTCTTTATTGGATTCAAAAACGGTTGATGAAGTAGCAGCTACGCAGGAAGATCTTGAAGCAAATGCTTTTGCAGGGTTGCTTTTGATGCCGGATGCCAGTGTGATAGAACAGTTTAAGATGTTTGGAATCTCAAAAGAGAATATGGGGATTGATGATGTGCTGATTCTTATGGATTTGTTTGCGCTTCCTTACAAAGCAGTTGTATTGCGCTTAGTAGAGAGCGGTGTGATTACAGAAGAGAAGGCCAGAAATCTTTATCAAGAAAAAAGTGAAAGCATTGCAATCAGAATTGAATTGACTGGAAAAGCAGAACAGTGGCAGCAGAATAGTGGAAGTTTACTCCGCTATGGAAGTTTGTTGGATAATCTGGCTTTTAACTCTGAACACGAATTACTTGTGGATAGTAGAGAGGAATCTGATAGGGCATACTTGGAAAAAATCGGAAAGGAATTTCGGAATCGAAAATAAGGTGAGTATATGGCAAATGAAAAATATGCCTTGCTGGATACTGACTTTATATCCAAGATGCATTTGATACGCAAGGATGATCATAATAAATTAATAGACAAAATTATGGCAATGCCAGGCTATTGCTTTTATTGTCATAAACAGATTCAAGTAGAAATCATGCGTCACAATATAGCTGGGGCACCAGAATGGTTTCAGTCGAAAATTGAATCAAAATCAATATGTATGTATGACGATGAAATGATACTGGATGAATTATCAGGAGTCTATGGTGAATGGGCTATCAGCGCATATGCAGGAATGCTTAAAACTGCGTGCGATGCATATAAAGATGGATATTTTGAAGAGAAGTTTGTTCTTGTGTCTCAAATGGACTGCCGCAGTATAAGTAGAGAAGATTTTTTGAAGCAACTGCAAGATGATTGTGACACTATCGGCGAGGGACAAAATCTCGGAGAACTGAAGTCATATGTCTTATTGCAAGTGCTGAATTTGAAGTTCGGTGAACAAATCTATGTCTTTTGTTCTGATGATAAAAATGCCAGAAATGGTGTAATCAGTATAGGCGGAGCTAGATGTATTAGTGTATTGTCATCGTTTGTAAGGCTGAAAAAAGAAATTAGCTTTACGAAAGAGGATGCTATGCCATACATCGATTCTTATATGAATACTTGTTTAGGAAAAGATCAAACAGCATTCAGGGTTCAAGATACTTCAAAAGAGAGGCGAATGTGCAGGATACCATGTGAGCAAGTATTTGAAGAGATATTTGATGGGAAAATAGATGAGTTAATAACTGGAAATTTAAAATACATATAGATATTCATCATGAGGATCGTGTAGAAATACATGGTCCTTTTATTTTCACGAGTAGTAAGGAAAATGCCATGCTTGCATGAGCATTTGACGAGCACCGCGATAACCCAAGAAATTGATTTCTTGGGTGTGCAGAAAATTAAGGAAGGAGGGGATTCCAGTGGCAGGAAGAAAGCCAAAGCCTACAGCGGTTAAGAAACTGGAGGGTAATCCAGGTAAAAGAAAACTGAATACGAAAGAGCCAGTTCCGGCAAAGGGAATGCCTGACTGTCCGGAGTGGCTGCTTCCAGAGGCGAAGAAAGAGTGGGAACGACTTGCGGATCTGATGAACCAGATGGGAGTTTTGACCGAGGTGGATATGGCGGCATTTGCTGCATACTGCCAGTCTTATGCCAGATGGAAGGAAGCGCAGGAGCATATAGATTCTGAGGGGTCGACCTTTGAAACGGATAAAGGATATCAGCAGCAGACACCTTGTGTTGGGATTGCAAATACCAATCAGAAGCTGATGCTGCAGGCGGCATCCGAGTTTGGACTTACGCCTTCATCCAGGTCACGTATTGTGGCTGGTAGTGCAAAGGGTAAGGAGCCGGAGGATGAGATGGAGGCATTGCTTGGGGGTGATTCCTAATGGCAAAGGAACCAAGACAAAGGGATATCCGAAGCTTAAGAATTATAAACCTTCCCAGTTCATGCTTCCGACTTCACATTATGATAAGAAGAAAGCAGACAGGGCAGTGACCTTTATTGAGAATCTTTGTCACACCAAAGGTAAATGGGCAGGAACACCATTCTGGCTATTACCGTGGCAGGAGCAATTGATAAGAGATATATTCGGGATTGTAAAACCTGATGGGAACAGGCAGTTCCGCACTGCATTTGTGGAGATATGTAAGAAAGTAGGTAAGAGCGAATTAGCAGCAGCTGTCGCTCTTTATTTATTGTATGCGGACAATGAGCCTTCCGCAGAAGTGTATGGTGCAGCGGCTGACAGACAGCAGGCATCCATCGTATTTGATGTGGCAAAACAGATGGTAGAGATGTCACCGGCTCTGATGAAAAGAAGCAAGCTGATGGGAGCCACTAAGCGTATTGTGAATTACAGTAATGCCGGATATTATCAGGTGCTGTCAGCTGAGGTTGGCGGTAAACATGGATTTTCGGTGAGTGGATTAGTATTTGACGAAATCCATACTCAGCCAAATCGGCAGTTATACGATGTACTTACCAAGGGTTCGTCGGATGCAAGACAGAATCCGCTTCACTTTATTATCACGACTGCAGGCAATGACAGACATTCTATTGCATATGAACTTCATACGAAGGCAGTGGATATTCTGGAAGGCAGACGTGTGGACCCGACTTTTTATCCTGTAGTCTATGGACTTAAGGACGATGAGGATTGGGAAGATGAGGCAAACTGGTACAAGGTTAATCCTTCTCTTGGATATACCGTTGATATTGAAAGGTTGAGGGATGCATACAGGGAAGCAAAGCAGAACCCGGCGGATGAGATTACTTTCAAATGGCTTCGATGCAATATGTGGGTGAGTTCAACCGTTGCATGGATTCCAGATGCGATATATATGAGAGGAAATGAATCAATTGAGGCGGCTTCACTTGAAGGAAGAGACTGTTATGCAGGACTTGACCTTTCAAGTACAGGGGATATTACAGCTTTAGTATTGATATTTCCGCCGAGAGATGAAAATGAAAAGTATGTGCTCTTGCCGTACTTCTGGATTCCTGAGGAAACCATACCTAGAAGAGTGAAAGCTAATTCA